GCCCTAACCAAGAAAGTGAGGATATAACTTTGCCATTCCCAAATTTAGATGGAAGACCATCATCCTACACAGACGACGTTCCTAACAAGGTAAAGTCTTTTGTAGAACAATGTTTAGAAAACGACAGGCTTCCTACAAGAGCAGGATTATCAAATTACATTGGTGTAACAAAGGATACTCTTATTAAATGGGGAGAAGAAAACAAACAGTTATTCGACGCGTTAAAAGGATTAGATCAACTACAGGAGGATGAGGTGTGGCAAAGAGCATTAAAAGGTGAATATAACTCTAACATTGCTAAGTTACTTTTACACAATCACGGTTATTCAGACAAATCACAATCAGAAATAGAAACTAAGGGCGACCCACTTATTATTATTAAAGAGAAATAAAAAGAGATCTTTGATCTCACGAATTGCGTAAGCAATTAAACATGAGACAACCTAAGACAGACAAGGATGATTTGCTCTATAAAGACATCATTGAAGGACTGAGAACACAACTAAGTAGACAAGATAACCCAACTGAGAAACAAAAACTCAGAGAACAAATTTCACACTATAAGAAGAAATTAGAAGAAGCTAAGAGAAAACTTGGTTTTAAAAAAGGTGAAAGAACTATTTATTACTAACGTAAATAAGAGGAGGATCTCTTAACTCTCTCGCAGTTTAGCGGCACCATCATTGCGAGCAACATATCAGGTGAAGAAAAAACGTGTCAAGTAAAAATGAAAAACTGCTTCACAAACAACATGATAATTAAACACTATGGAAGTTAAACTCAGTAGATGGCAAACAACAGTATGGGATGACTCTCATAGATATAAGGTAATTAATATTGGTAGACGTGCAGGTAAGTCAACCCTCTCAGTACTTAAAACAATAGACTTTGCTAGTCGTAACCCTAAGAGTATTTCTTGGATGGTATCTCCTACTTATAAACAGACTAAGGCCATCGCCTTCTCACTCTTCAAAGAATATCTCCCTAAAGGCCTTGTAAGAAAGATTAATGAAACAGAACTAAGGTTTGATCTAATCAACGGATCAACTATTTACCTTAAAGGAGCTGAAGATGCGGACTCTCTAAGAGGTGTAAGAATAGACTTTTGTGTATTTGATGAAACTGCCTTTATCAATAAATGGGATGAGGTGTGGAAGGTTATGCGTCCCACTCTAGCTGACTCTAAAGCTGATGTTTGGTTCATTTCTACACCTAATGGATTTAATCACTTTAAAGACTTAGCAGAAACTCAGGGAAAAGACTGGAGCTATCACCATTACACTACTTACGACAATCCCTATATTCCAAGAGAAGAAATAGATGCCATGAAAGAGGAGATGGATGAGGACTCATTTGCTCAGGAGGTATTAGGAGAGTTTAAGAAAATGACTGGCTTAGTCTATAAAGAGTTCAGCAGAGATAAACATGTAGAGAAAATAGACAACTTTCCCATTGAGTTCTGGCTTAGAGGATGTGATAGAGGTTTCACTAATCCTACTGCTGTAATGTATGTGATGTCAGACAAAGACGACAATTGGTATGTAGTAGACGAGATTTATAAGACTAGACTAACAAACACCTTACTCAGTAAAGAACTTGAGTTAAAAGATAATGTTTGGGGAGTATCAGAATACGAATTAAGCACTATGGACTCTGCCCAAGCAGGAGATATAGCAGAACTATTAGACTTTGGTCACGACTTTATTCCCACCAACAAACAATCAGGAGAAAAGAACACAGAATATGTTAGATGGAAAATTAGCAAGTTATCAGAAAGATTGCGATCTGATAAGATAAAAATACACCCACGTTGTGAAAACTTAATCAGAGAGTTTGAAACTTACTCCTACAAAGAACAGCGATTAGGAGACAGTGAAAACCCTGAGAAAGTAGGAGATCACGCATTAGACAGTTTAGCCGACCTTAACTCTATGTACGATCATTTATATGTTAAAAAGAAAAAAGACATCGGACGTGGTAGACTCAAAGGAACCTATGTCCCCAAATCTGTCCCACAAGAAGATAATGATTTCTTCCAAGACTCATACGACATCTCAAACTCCTTTTGAGTTACAGCTTAAAGAGTTCTTCCCTGATCTTTATACACTCCACACTCTATCTAAGTTTGATAAGAACTATGTAAAGCTCATAGAAGCACTAGCGAGTATGACAAATGGTAACGCCTTTGGGATAGTAGAAGCTCACTACAACAACGGTAAAATATCTTATGTGTTTAAGAAAGAGAACCTCACAAGCAAAAATCATTGACAAATTAGCCCAAAAGCATTATAAATAAGTAACGACTCTTAGAATATATGAGCCGACCTTAACATAGGGTCGGTTTTTTTGCGTTAAATTATGGAAATTGCCTTAATCATCATCTTAGGAATAATCACAACTTTATCCCTTGTATTAGGATATTTAGAACGTAAAGACCTTGTAGATAGATTAATGAGTAAAGATATTACAGAGTATAAATCCCTTAAAGAAGAACCAAATCAAATAGTTGAAGATGATGACGATACTATCTCTATCTTTGACGCTAAGGAGGAAATCTTAAATGAGAGCTAGTAAAAAACTATATACTAAATTATCAAGATGGTATTCCGAAGCTGAGGGAGAGAGAAAGAATTACGACTGGCAGTGGTTTACTTATGACCTATTTGTAAACGGAGATCACTACGCTAGATACGACAAAAACACTAAGCAGATTGTAGGAGGAGACAAGACTATTGATGGTAGGCCAAAGGTTACTATCAACAAGACTTATACCACTCTAAGAGCAGTTAGAAACTACGTTCTAAGAAATAAACCTAAGCCACAAGTTACCCCTGAAAACTTAACAGAAGATACCCTAGATCAAGCAACTAACCTAACTAAATGGCTAGAGTACAAGCACGAGAGAGATCGTCTTTCAATGAAGACTAAGTCATCTCTATGGCACGCACTTAAATATAGTGTAGGTTGGTGGCAGATCCTTTGGAATGGTGAGGACATTGAGATTAACGTTGTAGATCCTTATGACTTCTATCCTGATCCAAGAGCCAGACATCCAGAGGAAATGAAGTACGCAATCATTGCTGTTAGAAGAAGAATCTCTGATTTAATGGAAGATGAGAAGTATGACAAGAAGATGGTGGAGCAAGTATCACCTGATAATAAAGAAGCATCATCTACTGTTAAAGGCAGACTATTAGCACACGAGAGAGGCACAAGCACTCTTAACTCAGGAAAGAAAGACGGCACTGTTATTGTCAAAGAATGTTGGTGGAAAGAGAAAAATAAGGTGTGGGTAGCATCATTAGCTGGAGATAAGTTTATACGTAAACCTGAAGAAGTTAATACAAGACAACTTCCTTTCTTTAGACTTAGATCAGACGTTGAACCTCTACAAATGTATGGCCAAGGTTGGGTTAAAAACCTAATTGACGCAAATAAGATGATTGACTCAGCAGTCTCTTCTATCGTTGAGTACAACCTCATTATGAATAAAGGAAAGTACATCGCTGATAAAGGAGCTGGTGTTCGTATTGTAAATAACCAACATGGACAAATCATTGAAAAGAAACGTGGATATAACATCCAACATCAACCAGTAGCACCTCTTAGTGCAGCAATTTTCCAACAAGTAGAAATGGGAGACAGATTTTTGCAAGACATGGGAGCTATGCAAGACGCTACAAGTGGACGTATTCCTAGTGCAGGATCATCAGGTAGAGCTATTGAAGCACTACAAGTCGGTGACTCTAACAACATGGCTGAATTAGTAGATAACTTAGAAGAATTCTTAGAAGATGCTTATGAGTATATGCTTTGGTTAGCATCTCAATACTACCAAGACTACAAAAACATTATTCCTATTGATTACACAGGTGAACGCCAATTTATGAAGATCATCGGTGAAACATCACCAGTAGTTGATGCGATGGGAGATCAAATCCCTGAAGGAGTTGCTGTAGTACCTGAAAAGAACATCGTAGATGTATCTATCACCTCATGGCTAGGATTTACACCTGAAGCCCGAAAAGAATCACTTAAAGAGATCTATCAATTCTTCCCAGATGGTTTACCTGAAGACATCGTCTTAGACATCTTCCAAGTAAGTAACATCGCTGACGTGATTAAGAAGATCAGAGAGAAGAAAACACAAGATAGACAAGACCAGCTAGATCAACAATCACAACAAATGGAGCTAGAACAACCTTCTAGTGATGGTGGTGAAGCAGCCGCAGCAATTAGAACCATTATCAACGGTGGAATGCCTCAAGTACCTGCAAGGTTATCCCCAGGTTATGCACAATTTATTGACCAATTCTTACAAACTGAGGAAGCTCAAGGATTAGAGCCAGACATATTACAGGCAATCCAGAACTTCAGAGACCAAGTAGTACAGGGAGTTGGTAGATAAGAACCTTAAAAATAAAGCTTGTTACTTAAATAAGTCGGACAGCAACGGGAGCTTCACTTCTATCTGTCTTTTCAGTTCGTCATTGGATTGTCCGACTTACTTAGGCAATAAGCCTTCATAGGCTTAACAGCCAAACAAATTATATGCTCATCGAGAACTGGAACTCGTAAAAATCGTAAGCAAAGAAAGGAGAGTTATGGACGAAGTAACTCAAGACGTAACAACTGAGACAACAGAGACCTCGTCAGTCGAAAACACAGCCGAAGTATCGCAGGAGAGCCAGACCGATCAATCTGGGTCAAGTGAGGATAAAAAGGTTAGTGAGAGTGTTCCTTATGAACGCTTCTCAGAAATTAATAGTAAAAACAAAGCTCTTAGTGAGGAGAAACTGAGACTGGAAGGAGAATTAAAGGCTTTAAGAGAAGCTAGAAATTACCAACCACCTCAGCCACAATCACAACAAGACCTAGCTCAACAACAGCAAGAGCAGTTAATCAGAGAACAACTCAAGAAGATGGGTTTTATGGATCAGACAGAAGTCGAAGCCAAACTCAAACAGATTGAGGAAGATCAAAAGTTGGACAACACAATGCGTCAGCTTGAGATGAAATACTCTGGTAAAGATGGTAGACCTCAATTTAGAAGGAGAGAGATCTTGCAGTATGCCAAAGATAACCAAATCGGAAATCTAGAGGCAGCTTACA